CAGAATAAACCGAAAGCTTTTTTCCAGGAGATTGTTCGTACCCGAAAGGAACACCGACCTGGTCTATGGAAATGGCAAGAGAATGTTATTGATACCTGCCAAACAGAAGGGAGATATGAGCTTCCATTCATAGGTCAGTCCCGTTTCTTTAGAGGGGGAGACAAGTATATGGTGTCAGAGATGGTGAACTTCCCCGTTCAAACCACCGCCAGCAATACCCTTCTTGGTATACAGAACGAGATGAATAAAAAACTTAAGACTTTAAAGAAGCCAAGGTATGAAACAGATATAAGATTACTATTAAATATTTATGATGCCTTGTATTTTGAGTGTCCTTTAAATAAAGTAGAAGAGTTGAAAGCCTATTTCGAAGAGGCAGTCAACACAGTACAAGACGAATTGTATTGGAATTTTCTTTGTTCTACCTATAAAAGAAGGATACCTTTAAAGTATGACTGCGAAATCAGGACCCCGATTCAATAAAGAAACCCGTAAGTTAACCCGTAAAAAACTTTATACCTTGCTGGAACAAGGGGTAGACATCGACCATGCTGCTGATGAATGCGGGATATCTATCAGTTATGCCTACAAGATAGCTAAGAAATATGAGTGGCCTTATAATAAAGTTACAAAAATAGTAGCTGAACAGATTATGAAATCCTTTTCATATGGCTATACTGCATCTCAGATCTCCTCTATCTATAACATGGCAAAGGCGAAGGTTGAAGAAGTCATACACAATAATTCAGGACACCAGAGAAAAGAGACCATTACTCTTTCCACAGCACATAGTGTTCTGGAACGACAGCAAGCCAGCAGGAGCAAAGAAAACACAGACCATACAGATCCACATAATAAAACAGAAGCTAGAGACTGGAGACTATATCCTTCAGGAAGACCCAAACGGGACAGTGATTGAGAGGAAAGGATCCCTTGAAGAACTCTCAAAGAACTGCATAACTAAAGATAACAAGCGTTTTCTCCATGCTTTAGATAGGTTAGCAGAGGCTAGAAACCCATACCTTTTAGTAGAAGGAACACCATATGCCTTCTTAAAAAAAAGAACTTATGTGGAAAAGCCCGAAGTTGTATTAGATGTCTTGATGAAATTCTTATTGGAGCGTAGAATACAACTTATGCTGATGCCATCGGGGGCAAGGTGCCACCGCCAAGCGTTTGCAGATTGGACAGCACGTTTGCTGATAAACGGATATAGGTGGTCAAATGGAAGTGTTTAACTTTGAAAAAGCAACAGGAGATACAGCCTTAGTAGGTACTACCAGTGCCTATGATTCTGTTGTAATGCGTCCCATCATGGTACAAGGCAAAAGAACTGGAGTATTCCAGGTTCTTACTGTAGAAACAGATGGCGGAACTTATGATACTGCTAATAAAATAGAGCTTAAAGGATCTTTAACAGGAGGTGCTAATGACTATAGTGTTATCCTTACTATCACTGATCAAGCAGAAGATACTGCTTCTCATAATGTAGTAACTCTTATGCCTTACATGAAGGTAGCAGTTTCTGGAGATAATACTGCAGGCATTACTTTCACTTGTTCATTAGGAATTTAATATGCCCTTGTGGAAACCAAATGATTTAGGGGATGGGGATTCTGATGGTTGCAAGATGTGGGTACGCCCAGAAACTTTGCCTTCTTCTGGAACTATTACAACCTGGCAAAATGATGGCAAACTTAGTTGGCCTTTAACAGGTACTAAAAAAACAGGAGGAACAGCAGAACCAACTGCTACAGGAGCTGCTACTTTAAACGGTTACTCTGGTGCTTTAATGAATAGTGATGCAGAAAGTTATTTCACTAGTGATACCGATGATGGTAGTGACCATTCAGGTATTATGGATGTAGGTACTGGTACTTATATGTGCTATATCGTAGCAAGAACAACTGCTGATGGTGATTACCAGTACTTTTTTGGAAACGATACTCTTGTTTCAGATTCTTCTTTGTTTATAGCTAGTGCTAATGGGGTATGGACTGCTTGTGAAAGTGCTGATGGTACAAACATTTATTGCAGAACAAATAATTCTAGTGAAGGTACTCTTAGTTCAGGACATTCAGATGACCTTGCACAATCTGCTACTACTGGAAATATGAGTGGAGGCAAATGGGATACTGATGCTGCTCAGACATGGATAGTTGGAGGGGGACGAATAGTATCCACAACTCGTAGTGATTTTGAAGTACGTATAAACGGAACAATATTGGCAGAAAAAACAGACTCTCAATCTCCTTTTGATATTGATGATTCAGGTGGTTTTTTCTTTGGAAATAATGGAGCAGAAAATAAAGGACTTGTTGGAGGAACTATTTGGGAAGGTGTTGTTATTCATGGAGGAGCTAGTAATTTAGGAGAAGAGATATCTGATTTGTTAGATGGATACCTTTCTTGGAAATATAATACAGCACTTCCAGATGATGTAGATACTTCTGATGGGGCTAAAGGAGTTCATGCCTATAAAAATGGCCCACCAACTACTTGCCATTGTGTAGCACAAGGAACATTATCTACTAATAAATTAAGTTATAATCCTACGATCCCTTATAATGTACGACAAATGTTAAACATAAAGGATGAGAGAAGTGAGTGAATGGGAAAAGCGGGAGTCAGAAGTTCTTTATCGATTAGAAAAAAATGGCAGTAAGTTAGATGATATTGATGGAAGGTTGAATAGAATTGAACGGCATCTTGGAATTATTCAGACTAAGATTTATTTTGGAGCAGCAATCATTTCTTTTATTGTGACTATGGGGGTTAAGTATCTTGCTTGATTTTATGAATACACCAATATGGGGTGGACCATCTTACTGGACTCGACTTAAAATCATTTCGGGTTTAGGTCTTACCAATTTTTTAATGGCTTGCTCAAGCGTACCTTCTATTCCTACCCCAGTACCTGGGGTAAACATACCTCTTGATGGGTTGGGTGGGAACCCATTAGATGTAGCAGGTACAACCAGTGCTTACAACTGGATTATTCCCCTATGCATAGGGGCTGGCATCGTAATGTTAACTGTTACCCGTGGTAAACGAGGATGGTGGCCTCTTATGGGGGCAGGAGCAGTAATACTTTTTAATGTTGCTATGGCAAATTATGCAAAATGGATTATAATACCATCAATCCTTGGTGGATTTGGTATACTAGGTTTCTTCGTTTGGAAACGACTCATTAAGGTTAGGAGAAAAAGATGTTTGGATTCATCAACGTTGACTCACTCCTCGGAAACATCGGGTGGATGGTCGCCTGCTTCATGGCGGGCTCTTTTCTCGGGCAACCAATCATCTGCAAAATCAAAAAAATGCTCGGATTCAGCGAATGCTGTAAGAAAGGATAACGAAGATGGCAGGTGAACAAACTCTTCCAATTCAAGAATGCCCAGATGTAATTTGTGAAACCCATACAAGGATTTTTGCAGATGGTACAACTACAGATAATACAGGTGCATGGTTTTATTGTGAACGTGATACTATAGTTGATGCAGCTTTTGCAGTATCAATTGATGCTGATTCTGATTTAACTTTTACTCTTAAACATGCTCCTAGTGGAACAGCTGTAGGTAGTGCAACTGCTATTACTAATGCAATGGGTGTTACTACAGCAGATACTACAGTAACAGGAACTATTGATACTGATAACAATCTTGTACCTGCAGGTAGTTGGATACATATTGTAGTAGCTGGTACTGCTGATGCAGCTGCTCATGTTTGCAGTGTTCAAATGAGAATTAGAACAAGAATAGCTTAATTAATTAAAATAATTTTGCCCCAGTGTGCAAGGGGGTAGGGGGTGTAAACTTCCTACCCTTTTGTTATTATATGGAGAAGAAGATGATTGATACAAAACCTTATGTAGGAAATGAAGCGAGAACATTTTTAGATTCACAAGGCTATATTGCTAGAACACCTAGCATACGTAGCAGTGATTACGAACTACTTCTTCATTGTCCTTTTCAATATTATTTATCTCGAAGATTAGGTTTAATCCCTAAGCTTCAATGGTCACAAGCATTGAGTCATGGATCTTGGTTCCATACTTACATGGAATATTTTTATGTGGAACCTGCTGCAAGAGAAGAGATGTTTAATTCCACGTTAGATATTCGTTGTCAGGAATTGGAAAAGATCTGTAATCAAAATGGAATCATTGGAGATTCAAGAGATAACATATTAGGAAGAGAGAAAAGGACAGCACAAGAAGCTAGGGCATGGGCTCAGGCTTTGTATCAGGTAAGAATGAGTAATGGATTTTCATTCTATGATTACTGTAACCAAGACTATTGGAAACTTTTAGGTACAGAAGTAGCAGTTAAAACAAAACATACTATTCCAAGAGTTGCTTTGTTTGATGTTCTTTTATACCATCGAAACCAAAATAGTTTATGGATAATAGATTATAAAACTACAGGAATCTCCCCTGATATGAGGCTTGAGACTTGTCCTATTGAATTCCAATCAAGGCACTATTCACATATCCTGGAAGACAGCAAGGATAGAATATGCAAAGCTTACGATATCCCAAAGGATGTAAAGATTGGTGGGATCATTCATGTTGCTATACAAAAACCTACTATTAAGTTTGGAGTTAAAGACAGGGACTATGAACTCGATGAGAAAACAATAACACGAGGTCCCAGGAAAGGTATGACTATAGTAGAAAAGAAATACTATGGTGAACCTAGAGTAGATAACTACATTAAGAGATGTAAGAACTGGTATGCAGGTGAAGGAGATTATTTAGATAAGAAACCTGAAAGAGAATCTAATCCTCCTATTGCTTTGTCTGCTTGCACCTTAGAGAAAACAGATAGAGAACGTGAGCTATACGAAAAAGAAGTTCAGTTCATATCTTTACATGCTACTCAGACTGCTAACCCAGATGAGTTTATGAAGTCATCTAAGTATGTACAAAGTCATGGCACTCGTTCACCTTATGCAGACTTTTATTTTACACCCCCCAATGTATGGCCTGAGTTAATAGAGAAAGGATTTAGTGTTCATGACAGAGACAACGAAATCAAAGAGTTCATCTAAGTCGGCATCCGCTCCCGCCCAAGGTGCGGGGAGCGTAGCCTCCTCTCCATGTTGGACTAAAAAGTTTATAGAAGAAATTGCAAGAGATGTTATTTACCCATATGTAAATGAATATCTTAATGAGGTATCAGAGAAAGGAAAGATGCCCAAGAATATAAAAGAGTTATACGATGGGTTTACTAAGTCTTATCAAGTCACTGTTAAACAAACTATGTTCAAGCAATGGTGTGAAACTCTTGGCTTAGAATTTGAAACTCAGATAAGAATTAAAACAGGAGTTTCTTCTGAAGAAAACGAAAAGAATAATAAGCAAGAGGACTTGCGTAAAAAAGATTCTGGCTTTAATATTTCCCAGCCAACAATGAATGATCTCAAAAAGTTTGGAGGTATAGAGATTTGAAACAAACAACATTAGATAACAAACCATCTAAGTACGCAGACCTAGGGTTTGCTGCTAGAAAAATGGTACACCCACCTGGAAAACTTTTAGGTTTACTAGTTGGTATGCCAGGAGCAGGCAAGTCTTGCTTTATACAATCCAACCCCGATGCATTTATTATCAACACAGATGCAAGCAGTACTACTAACGATGAACCGCAAGCATGTATGTGGCCTGGTGTAGATGAGGAGGGAAGAGCCATAGATGTAGGTAGCAAACCTATGGTTCTTAATTGGCAAGCTGTACTTGATAAGAAAGAACAGCTTATAGAACTTGCTAAGAAAGAAGCAGTTCGACCAGCAACAGTTATTATAGATTCATTGAACCCCGCAATTGCTATGGTAAAACAACACGTTACCGAGAAAGCAGGAAAGAAATCTTGGAAAGAGATGGATGGACGCAGGGCATGGGATGATGTCTATGAAGAACTAGTGCGATTCGCTACCGATATCCGAAAGTATGGATACGGGTTCTATTACATATGTCATATTGTGAATGCTAAGATTCCACTAGGGGATGACCGATATGTAATACGACCTGAACTAACTATAACTGATAGCTTTTATAAAAGATTGTTTCCGTTATTTGAATTAGTCATAGCCTTTGAAAGTTCATGGGTAACTGAATCAAAGACAGTCCAAATGAAAGGGCCAGGAGGTAAGCCAGGTCCGCAGAAAACTGTATCTGAAAAAGTAAATAAACACTTTATCAAAGTAAATGATGAAGCCCTTAGTGGAATTACTAAATGCCGTGTGGCCTTGCCAGATCAATTTGAAGTTCCTAAGTTTGGTGCTTGGGAATCTTTCGTAAAAAAATATAGTGAAGCTACAAAAGGAAATACAGAATGAGTACATCACAAATATTTGCGTCTCTTCAAGAGGAATATAATACTGCAACAGCAGATCAAGGTTTAGGCAGCTTGGGCGAATGGCCTCCAGCAGGTAACCATGAATGCTATGTTCTTGGTATGACAATAGATGACAACGCAAGCTTTCGACAGTCATCAGATGGACAGGAGTTCCCATCCATTATGGTGCAGTTTGAATACCAACTAGTAGACGACCCTGATCGTTCTACTCCACTGATTTGGAAGGGTGCTCCTTTCAATCTTATTAAAGACAGTGGCAACCTTACTCACGATGGGTCAAAGACTCGAACCCGAATTGAGATGGAACGATTCAAAGGACATCTCAAGACCCTAATGGGTGGTGACATGGCTGACTTGCCTTCAGCTATTGATACTGTTCAGAGTAAGTTCAATGGAGATAGTGCTGTGGTAGCTATGATCCGTTGCCAATATAACCAAAAAGGAACTCGGACTTATAAGACTGAGTACATCCAATACTTGGTTGGTAATTAATAAGATTCATCTTTCCACTTCTAGGCATCAGGGGGAGAAATCCCCCTGATATCTTTTATGCAACCTGAAGGCACGAAGCCAACTTGGAAGAATATTGCAAACCACATCAGTAAAACTGATGGGAATAAAGTGTCTGCTGAACGGTGTCGTCAAATAGCCAGACTTGCTTTTAAGAAGTTACAGAATCATTTTCGAAAGGATCCTTACATATCCGAATACTTTCGGAGTCAAGGATTTGAATTCGAACACCCTGACAACAAGGATCCACATTGATTCCACAGTGAGCACATTGATAATGAGAATGAATGTAAACATACCCATCTTTGTGACCACAATAAAGACACCTAGTCTTTTCGTATGTCTTCTGGATTTCTTTTACCTAGCCTTTCCCAATCAGGGGGCATATCTTTCATGATACGGATCATAGTTTCCAATCTTATTATATCATTATCAAGTATTCTAATGCGGTCGATCAGCTTTACGATCATCCCAAATTGTTTATCGAGTTTATCTGTAAGGGTTTTCATCATCCATTTCACCGTGAAAAAGAATGCTAAGAACCCAGCCACTGCCATAGCTGCTTCAAAACCTATAGCCTCTATGGCTTTTATTAACCCCGTCATGCCTTCCATAGTTTTACCCTATGTAAATTATACAAGGCATGGTATAATAAGTCTCCCCCCAATTAGAGTATTTGGCCTCAACACCAGAGGCCAGTACTCAGGAGTCTGCAATTCTCTTCTCGGCTATCTCAGTTTTAATAGACTGGGATAGCTTTTTAATAGGAGTACCTATGCGATTTGTAAGATATACCCCAGAGAATTGTCCTTATTTAGAGCCTATGCATAAGGATCACTTTGAATTTAAGCTTACTGATTTCTTTGTAAAGGTAGCTAAGATAGAAGAAGATGATGTAACCACACAGAAGTGGGTGTTGGGGGGACATCCGATAGCACATATGGCAGCACCTGGCACGATTGTTTATGGGTCAGGATTCTTTTCAAGGCAAGATCGTATACCTCCAAACGTAGACATTCTAGCTTTATGGGGTAAAGAATCTCAAGCATTATGCGAACTTACTTCTTCTAGCTATAAGTATTTAAGAGAACAACCTTGTGGTTTCTTCTGGCATTTACTTCCTTATTTCTTTTTACCAGAAAGAACAAGAGACTTTGACGTAGTACTACTACCTTCCGACCGAGCAGAGTTTGAATATTATTCTAATCAGAACTGGGTAATAGATAGTATGTTAATCATAGATCCCCATGCTAATCCAGATGAAATCATCCATGCTATAAGATCAGCTAATCATTTACAAACTACAAACCCGTATGGAATTATGATAGCGAATGCTTATGGGGTAGACGTTACAAAGATAACTGGATTAAGAAACAATACTTTCGATAACCTAAACACCCACGACTATTTAATGAGCAGAAGGATGGAAGAGTTTGATGTTCGTTACATGGAAGAAGTATGCCCGTTCCCTTTAAATAAAAAGTACGAGCATCCAAGACCTGTCATTAGTACTAAGATCCTAAGTGAAGAACCTATTTAAACCCCCCCAATATAATGCATTGAAGTGATAGCAAACTTAGGGATCGTGATCACATAGTCCATAGTTTTAAGTTCAGGTTTATAAGCACCAGCAACTGTTATATATTTTTCTTCATCCCTAACCAGAAGACCTATCTGTTGGATAACTTGGGGGGTAGGGATTTCGTGCATTTCAACTTCAGCATTATCACTTGGTTCACAACTGTCTATCCATACTACGAATACCATCTTGTACATTGGAGGAGTAAACTCTTTCTTCGTTCCAGGTTTTTTTTGACTCATGTTTTTGAACCCTATAATAGTTAATTGCTTTCTCCAAAGTAGCCCTTACTTCAGGATATTTGTTGAAAATTTTACAAACTTCTTTGTAATCCATATTCAAGAGAGCTTCTGAATTTATCTCGGTGGTGTTCTTAATTGCTTAGACCTTTCTCTTAATTCTGAATAAGGAATTTGTTTTGGATTTTTCCTTTTATATTCACTTCTTATTATTTGTGCATTACGCTCCATCCTCTTAACAACCCCATCATTATCACTTTCTTTTTTTCTTCTCTTGTATCCTTTGTGATTAAGGTATTCCTTTGCTGCTTGGTTCCATCCCCATTCGCTATCAGGATGATTTAATGCCCATCTTATTTTCTTCATAGTTTCAGGACTACTACTTATTCCTTCTCGGTAAGCAATATCTTCTATAGTATTTTTTAATTGCCAACTTGCTTTATGAAAATCTTCACCTAATCGGTCAGACTTTTTTTGATGTTCTCTAAAATCTCTTAAGGTAGTAAGTAAAATTTGTAAGCCCTGGTCTTTAGGCAAGGGTACTTTCCCTTGTCTTACTTGATCGTAAGTTCCATGACCAGTAACTTCTTCTACCCTGTATCTTCCTTGTCTATCTACTGGGCTATTAAAATCAAGGTGACCTAGAGAAGTTCCGTATCCTATAGTAGGATGTTTTTCTTTCCCTAATCTTTTAGCATAGGGTAAGTAACCACTATCATCAGGACTTGATTCCATGTCAGCTACTTGCTGTGCATTTTGTATTAAACGTACTTGCTCTGAGATAGAATACAAGTCAGCAAGATTCACCATCTTTAATAACCGCCTCTCTTCGATTTGGAGTACGAAGGCGACTTCTTGGTCTTGCTCTGTGAGCGGGGCTTTTTAACTTTTTTTTGTTTAGGCATCTTCGCATTATACCATTACAAGTTCTGCGTCCCAGTCCTTTTTGCTGGGTCTTCGAACATCGCCTGTATTACATTCCCCTACAATCGCTCCGTGTCCCCAGTTAGACGAATCCTTACGTCTCATATAGACAGGCTTTAGAGGCCCTAGAGTCCCCGCATTGGCGTACCAGATAGGCAAGGATATGCCACGAGCCTTCATACATTGCGTTGGAGAGACGGGTCTGTGGGTGTGTCCTCGTACCACGAGTCTATGAGCGTGTCCTCCCATAAGGTTGTTGAAGTGGATGGCTTCGATTTCATCGCTGTTTCCCCCTGCTTTGAATCCATGTGCAAAGAGGACTGGTCCAAGTCTATAGATCCCCTTCTCTGAATTAATGTAGGGAAACTGTCTCCATTTTCTAAACGTCTTGCCAAGTTGAGAATGCCTATTCCAATCAAGCAGAGAACGTAAGCGATGATCAGTTCTACGAGGGTCGGGGTAAAGAATGTTGTCATCGTGATTGCCGTGCATCCAGACGAGCTTGCAATGCTCAGGGCATACAGATTCAACTTGTTCCAAGAACTTAGCTCCTTGATAATACTCCTCTTCAAGAGTATGAGAGGCTTCATCGGGATGGACAGATACGGCAGTAGCATCGAATAGATCTCCTAAACAGATTACATGGGTAGGTTTTTCTTTTACTATAATTTCTTGTAAAGATTCTATTATACCTTCTGGATGAAAAGGCACATGAACACAACTAAACGCTACAAACTTAGACTTTTTTTTATTTTCCATACCCTTTATACCCCATATAAGGAGTCTCCCCGTATAGCTCTTCTTCCCCTTGTTCTCTCATCATTTTATTTATATACGCTTTTATCTCAGGTGTTAAGTTTTCTGTTACATTGTAATTTCTGTTAAAGAATTCTGATCGTTTAGATGCTGAAGTTAAGTCAGGATTAAATGCTACGCTACCTGGCATACCCATTCGTGCAGCTTGTTGACCGAACATCTGTTGATACAAAGGCTTCTCACTTTTAGGTAGTTGATCAAAGATTCTTTCTGTTCTAGATTTACTTCTGTTTTCTCTGTATTGTTTTAATTGATTTTTAGTAACCGTCAAAGGATATGGCTGCCCTGTATCAGGATGCTTAAACTTTATACCATATTCCCTATCTATTTTTTCTACTTCAGCAAGATCATTAGCATGCAAAGCTCTAAGTTTTCTAGCTCTGAATTCTCTATGCAATTGAATTTGTTTTAGATTATAACCATCGTAAGCACCAGCTTCTTTACTAGCCCCTAGATCCATACCCATACCTTTAAGTAAAAGAGAAGATCCTTTTTCATATCCAATAAAACTACCGTCCCCTTTAAAGACAGGATAGTAACCTGGTCGATCTTCTAAAGGATTATTCCAATCTACATATCTTTTCTGCATAGCAGAAGGAAGACCAAACATAAAACCAGAATCAAACTGAGGAGCAGAACTTACTAATCGTGACACTGCAAGGCCACCAGGTAAGAGCCTTGCAAAAGCATCAGCCCTTCCACCAGAATCTTGAAACATATTCCACACAATATCAACTACTGGAGGTGTTGGTAAAGTACCAAAAGCTCTTGGCTTTCCTTGTCTTTCAGTAAGTTCAGTAAGAGGTAATACTTCAAAATAAGCTTGGGCAGAGAAACCTCTAGTCATATCTGCCCCTAACATTTCTTTACTTCCTTCATATAAAACAGAAGCAATCCCCATAGATCTAGCAAGATCAGCAACAGGAGCTGTGTATCTTCCTAAGAACTGAGGGATCTCAATATTAGTTCCTCTAACAAATCTTCTTCCTTCAGCTATTTGTTGGGAAGTTTTAAACCAAGAAGTAAAAGCTCTTGTTGGAAAAGTAAGGAACTGTCTAGCTGTAGGTAGATCTCCTATTCTTCCTGCTAAACCAGCATGTTCTCTTACTCCTTGAAAAAGCATAGGTTGATTTAAAGAAGTACCACCAAACTGAGTTTCATCTACAACCCTTTTAACATCTTCAAGTCTTCTATAATATTCTGGAGTTCCTTTTGCAAAAGCTTTTTTACCTACTGTATTACGAACAATGTCATCGTACATGTGAGCCGTAACCATACGGTTCATCCATTCTGCTTTTTCAAAAAACTTCATAGGTAACTGTTGAGTACCAAACCTAAACAGTCCTGGTTTTTCAGTGGCAGTCGAAGCTATAATAGTATCATCAAAGTTTTTAAATACATCGTCTTCAATACCTAATAAGTTTCCCCCTGGAATACTAGAATCAATATGTTCTACTGTTTCTTCTAATAACCTTCCTCTTTGCTCATTAGAAATTCTTCCAAACCCATGCCTTTTAATTCTTTTATTGTGGTACTTAAACATATCCCTAGCTGCTAAACCATAACCTTTTGCTAGTGAAGGAAGATCTCCCCACATAGCAGCATGAAGAAAAGGCTGAGTTAAGTTAAGCATAACCGAACCCATATTGATACCGAGGTGCGTAACGTACAACCAGTTAGCTACATTTTCGTGTACGTTTCGACCCGTCATTCCGTCAGCTAATTTGATTCTAGAAAACTCTTCCATGTTATCTATGAATTTATTTCCCATTGAGCCAGCATGTTTTCTAATAGATTTTCCAAAGGAACTTCTAGCAAAATCTCCTGCCATTTCTTTAACAGAGTATAAAGCTTGCAAAGTAGTAGTATGTTTTATAGATAATCTATTTGCCATTCTCGGCAACATCACATCAGTTATTACATCTTGAGCTTGAGCGTTTCCATAAGCACCTAATAAAGTATGTTCTCTTTCAAGAAAATCAGCAACTGACCATCCTCCTTTAGGAGCTTTTAATTCATTAATATCTTTACCTAATTCCCATTGGCTTATAGAACCATCTTTATTAGTATTTCCCCTACCCCACTGGAGTTTATCTTTTCCTTTAGTAACAAGTTCATCTACCGAATCTCTTCGGTTAGCTAATAAAGTTTTAAATAAAGGATCTTTAAGAGAACCATTGCCTGCAATATGGTAAGCATAAATCTCTCCTGTATTTCTCATGTATCTGTCATAAGATTTAAAAGGATCCATAGGGTTTACAAGGATAGCGTTTCTACCATTTCGTTTAGCATTCTTTGCAACACTAACACTTCTTCTTTGTAAGTTTCTTAGTTGTTGAGTAAGATCATCGTCACCTACACGAGCTGCTTCTTTACCAAAATAAGCTATATCTTCTGGGTCTAATAACTGTTGATTAGCACTTCTTGCTATCAGATTAGATTTACGAGTAGCTTCATCTGTAGCCCCATAACCATTAGCAATTTTTAACTCGTTAGAATACTCTGCCATTTGTTTAGTAGTTTCAGCGTTATGAATACCTGAGATTTTAATTTTTCTATCAGGATGATTTACTAAAGGTTGGAGTACATTTTGAGGCATGTATCTTTTATTTTTAAAAGGTTCTACAAAAGATACTTCTAAGAATCTTTCTAATTGATCTCTATTTATTTTTCCTGTTTTATAAAGATAAGCAGCATCAGCCCCAAGTAAAGTCTCTACTGTTTCAACACCTCGTGATGTAGTGTTTACTTTTTCAACTGCGTTTTTATTAAATAACATGTTGCCTCTTGCAACTCTTTTACCGCTAACTATTTTTTCTCCCTGGAAACCTCCAAATATACGGTCTAGTTTTTCACGATCTAATTCTATTATTCCTCTTTTATATTTATCTTCTTTCAAAAGAAGACGAGCATACCGATCATCAAATCCTTTTCTAAAAGAACGAGCAACATCCTTCAAACCGAGACGTTCTAAGTTATCAGACATATTCTTAGTAGACATTAATTGGGGGGTGAACGCTTGAGTTTCAGTAAACCCTCCAGCTTCATCGATAGAAAAAATAGTCCTTACATTTTTATCAGTTGCCAAGTCTCTTCTTTCAAGAGCAGCATATAACATTCTTCTGCCTTCATCGTATTCAGGCTTTACTTGTTTAGGTACTCTACCCCTAGCCAAGTCAGAACCTTTTATTTCTACATTGTATTTAGTACTTAATTTTTTTGCCCAGCTCTCCATAGCAGGAGCAATAACAGCATCTGCTTCAAGAGATATATTTTCCATTTGTTCTTTAGCTAGTCTTAAGATAGTAGCTGATCTAGTTCCTGTTGACATAGTATGAAAATGGTGAAACCCTAAAGATTGCAAAGCTTCTAAGTTGTCCCCCACATCACTAGCCATTTGATTAACATTACGACCAAATATATTTCCAGTAGCTTTTAATCCTCTTGCTGCAGGAGGAGATATAGCAACAGAAAGCCATACCCAAGGATTAGTAAGCACACCTATAACTGCTCTTCCTAATTTACTTTCACCTGCCCATTCATCTTTTAATTTTTCTGTAAGACTGTACCTTTCAGAAGGAGATAAAGCTTCATTGTCGATCAAAGTTTCCTTGACACTTTTCATAGTCATTTGATCATTTAAAAACTGGTTCATTAAAACCATAGGATAATCGTAAGCGTTTAGCTGATCGTAATCACCTAACGTGCTTATTTCGTTGAAGTCTTTCATCCTTGCATTTGAGCTGCAAATTGTTCTAATAAGGACATATCAGCAGCCCCCCCAATTACAGTCGCATCTTTTGGGAGAGTGTGACCTACTAAAAGTTCATTGTATTTTTGGGGATTCATCATAGCCAGGCTAGTGATAATCTTTCTAGTTTCTTCTCGTTTCCTTTGAAGTTCATTTAATATATTGCGTTCTCTTACTTGTGCTTTTCTATATTCAGAAAGTTCTCTTTGTAATTCGATATCTCTTTCAGGAATAA